CTTACGTTTTGCCATTTGGGTCTATACACAAAGTTTGAGTGATAATTTATTAAATCTCTTCTACCCTCTCCATGAACCCACTTTTCAAACTCTCTTATATTAAACAAATTAAACACACTTACAGTAAATTGATATGATATCTTTATGTCTGAAGCAAACAACAACATTTGTTTAGTGTTTCTTGTCCATTGTTTCCAAGTGTGTGGATATCTTATATAATTATAATTGGCATCAGTTCCATCCACCGATAAATTAATCTTGGCACTTTTAAAATTACACATTTTTTCATAGATGTCTGTACCTTTGTATGTGCCGTTTGTAGTTAGTGAAAGTTCTATATGAGATGAATGTCCAGTTTCTAACATGTAGTCCATCACCTCATGTACTTGTGGAATCAATGTTGGTTCACCACCAGTAAACTTTAATGTTCTTATGTGTTTTGCATTTTCTTTTATTTTTTCATAAAAAGCAGGGTTTTGCCACCATTGTAATTCATCTGTTAAACCTGCTTGTTTATAGTCTGCCCATATTTTCTTTTTTGATTCTTTATTGTTTCCAGATTTATGCCACCAATCCTCTTTATAATTGTTCCACTTTTCTTTTGCAATAAGAGAACTAGATGCAGCGTCACACATATTGCACATTAGATTACACTTACTACCAAGTTTTAAGTCTACATACGACCATTCATGTTCGGTTACAAGGTCATTTTCTAATTGCCAATTAGAACCTAGTCTCATACTTTTCATACCAGCTGCTTCTTGATCCCAACATTTATCACATCTTTGATCTTTTACACCATTCGCCAAATTATTTCTTAGTGATTTCCACCAATCTGTTTCCCCATGATTTTCATTCCACATTGGTGGTTGGTTATTGCGAGGCAAAATTGCAGAACAACAAGGTTTATTCATTCCATCTGTAGATATACATATCCCACCATGTGCATAAACACACAGCGTGTTTTTTTTGTTAACATCCATCATTCTCTCACTTGTAATGTTTCGGTGTTACCATCGTCTAATTGATTCACATACTTCATTAGGTCTATCTCTTTAAGTATCTTCATCTTAGAAACTGTAAACTTAGAGTTACTATCTGACACCACATCGCCTGCACTGAACTCTACCATGAATAGATGCCAATTAGGATTTGCACCCATTGCCATCCACTCTTTTAACACCCATGTCAACGGTGCAAGTGCTATGCCTGGGTTCTTTGTTGCATCAATAGGTGACTTACCACCTCTAGTCGCATCGTATGTTTCGCCTATTTCATATACCATATGTGGTCTATATATTCCACGATAGTTTTCACCCAACAGTTTCCAACTGATACATTTATAGTCTGGTGGCATATTGTCGTATGACTCTTTTTGTTTGTTCATCCAGTTTGGTAGCCCAGTCGTCTTGTGGAACTGGGCAGAACGAAAATCACAGTTAGTAAATCTAGCGCCTGTCCATATAGTACCTCGCCCATTTATCTCACGAAAGTCTGCTTTTCTACAATCTGACCCAGTAAAGTCCACGAACTGTAATCTGGCACTGTAGAAGTTTACACTTCGCATCATGGAATCTAGTATACGACCACCACTCATTGAAACATGACTTAGATTTGCATGTCTCATGTTACAGTTGATAAACTGTACACCCTTGAGGTTAGCGCCCGTAAAGTCTGTGTCTCTTATGTGTCCAAACTTAAATACACAGCCTGATAAGTCTGCATCCCTAAAACTACAATGATCTAGATAGATGCCATCCATGACTCTATTCTTCATAACTATACCATCAAAGTTTAGATTAAGAAAGTCTGGATTGTCTCTGCCTGTTAGGATATCTGAATCAATACCCTTACCAGCATCCAAAAGCTGCTCTAAAGTTTCATCATATACTTTGACACCCTCTAGATTGTATATCATCAAATATTCTCCTTAAACCAAACGTATCTATTGAATCATAGTTAGGTCGTTTTACTCTTAATTTATCTTTTATTAATGTGTCTTGTTTTAACTTTTGCATTACTTCATTCTTCTCTTCTATAGATATATATGGTCTAGATTCGATAAAGTTAATTGCAGTTGTAGTCATCTTAGGATACTTCTTTTGTCCTTCTTTTAAATATACTAATGCCTTTTCTAATACATCATCTGGTAGATATCTTACGTTGTGGTGTCTAGGCCAAAACACTGGGTGTAATGTATATCCCCCTCTATAACTTTTGCAACCACCAACTTCGTGAAACCATTTTGACATCTCTACGATGTTAAACAGATTAAATGCACTCATTGTAAATTGGTAGTTTAATTTTATTTCACCTTTATACAGTTGTAGTTGTTTTATATTTTGTTGCCACTGTTCCCACGAATGTGGATACCTTATATAATTATAGTTAGCACCAGTGCCATCTACACTCATTCGTATTTGTGATGAACGAAAGTGTAACATATCTTCCCATAGTTTTAGACTTTTGTTTGTTCCGTTTGTAGTAATTCGTATGTGAATGTGTTTAGCATGTCCAGACTTAACCATCCAATCCATCACCTCATGGACTTGTGGTATTACAGTAGGTTCTCCACCAGTAAATTTTAGTGTTCTTATGTGTTCTGCATTTGATTTTAACTTATCATAAAAAGCAGGGTCTTCATACCACTGTTTCTTCTCTGTAAAACCACCCAACTCATAATACTTCCGTGTCTGTTTTTTAAACTCCTCATGGTGTGATGGAAACAATCCTTCCTCTAATTCTCCTGGCCATTGTTCGTCCATATTATCGTACATTTCTTTTGCAATTAGTGAACTAGATGGAGATTTACACATTGAACACATCAAGTTACATTTACTACCAAGTTTTAAGTCTACATACGACCAAGGGTGTATGTTTACTTTATCCTCTTCTTGAAATTCATTACCACAAAGTCTCATACTTTGTATACCAGATGCTTCTAAATCCCAGCACTTTACACACCTTGAGTCTTTTATACCATTGTCTAAGTTGTCTCTTAGTGATGTCCACCATTGAGATTCATTGTGATCTTCACTCCAATGTGGTTTTTCACCTTCACCTTTTTTTATTTGACAACACGGTTTCGTGTATCCATTTGTGGATATACTCATACCACCATGTGCAAAAATACATTTTGTGTTATCTTTGGTGGTGGTTATCATTGTTAATCTTTCAAATCCTCATAAAATTTTGCAATAGGATATTCCTTGATAATTTTCATCTTTTTAAGGTTGAACTTCGCATTACCCTCTGCATTTATTACATCGCCTGCTTTAAAAGAAATAAGAAATAGTTTCCAATTAGGATTCGCACCCATCATATTCCATTCTTTTAATACCCAATCAATAGGTGCAACAGCAATACCACTGTTAATATCTCCACCTCGACCATCTAACTCTGTTTTAAGTTCTTTGAATCCAGCTTCTTGTTGTTCTGCATCTGCTTCCATACCCACATAATATTTTATCTTTGGATGATATATACCATAACCATCCTGCTGTGTAAGTTTCCATGCATGACAAATAGTATCAGGCTCCATGATTTTATATTGATAACTAGAATTGATCATCCAATCGTGTATTTTCGCATGTTCTAGTTGTGTTCCTCGCATCGCTATACCCTTTAACCAACAATTTGTAAAGTCTGTATGTGGGAATCTAGCGTTACGAAAGTTACACATTCTTAAATCTGTGTCGGTAAAATCACATCGTTTACCATTTACATCTGTAAAGTCACACCTAACCATCATATTGTCTGTAAGTATGCTGTCCTTAATAGTTGCGCCCACAAACCTACTCTCTCGTAAATTACAATTTATTATTGTAACGCCAGTCATGTCTGCGCCTGTAAAGTCACTACCTCTCATGTATAGATTTTTAAATGTAGAACCAGATAGGTTAGCGCCTCTAAAAGAACACCTATCAAAGTCTTGTCCTTTTTCGTCTATGTCTGGATGACACACCCAAGTGTTGCCCAATCCATCCATCTCAAATACTTGATTAGATAAATCTTTACCATCAAAGTTTCTATTTTTAGGGAATAAATTCATTAGTCCATCTTTCCTTCCTCTGGGAATAACCACCAGCCTGTTGATATGTATTTAGAATGTTTATACACTGGATTGCCACGATGTTGCCATGGAAAGGATGCTGGAAAGATTGTCATCATTCCCCTTTTGGGCTGTATCTTGATATCCTCTAATAAAAATTGTGTCTCACCCTCACCTTCTGGCACATCGTTTAGATACAATGTCCAAGTCAATACTCTACGAATGTTTTTGTAGTGAGATATTTCCGAATGGAAATTATGAAAACCACCACCATGTATGGCAGTCCTTTGTATTTTAGTTTCTTCTGATACTAGTTTCTTTGCTCCCTTATACACATAAGGAAACTCATCTAGGTACATGTCTAGAGTTGTTCTCTTGACTTGTTCTATCTTATTGTACAAATGAGTACCCACTGGCACCCACTTCTGCAAATCATTTCTTGTATCTCTATTAGCAGTTACAGTTTTAGATTCCGTATCCTCACGAAACCAATGTAACATTTCTTTGACTAGTTCATGATCTGCTGCATTTGTGTAACATCGACAAAAATCACTTAGGTTCATTTCGCTTTCAACGTATCTATAATCGCCTTTGACAACTCATCAAAGGTTCTCATCCCACTAATTTCGTTGTTTAGTACACTTATCTCTTTATAGATAGCATCTTGTGTTGATTTGATATCTACTACTGCTTTCTCTATGGTAATAAAAGCACCACCTACAGCAGCACCAATCATCAGCAATAAAGATATTACTATTGTTTTATATATCATATTTTACTCCATCCTACATTATCACACTTGTATTTAGTTGTACCGATAAGAACCATATCTCCAACCATAGTGCTTCTACAAGCTTTACCATCAAACATTTTTTCTACATTGGCGTTTTCCCACCAACCACAATCAATATTGTTTGTCAACATAAATGCTTCTTCTAATTTATCTGCATCGGTTTTTTCTTTATCGACATAAACAAAAGCAACTACTGTGGGGCCATTCTCATTTGCATGGATGACACTCACTTTTTCTAGTTTGCTCTTTTCATAATTTTCTAATAGTGCATCAATTTTTGTCACATACTTATCCTCTCATTAATACTAATACTACCACATAGGAGGGCTATTGTCAAGTAAAAAATAAGAAATGTTTGTATTTAGTGGTGGATATCACCCATTTCTCATCTTGAAAGCACCAAAGCTTTACCAATCCACTCTCCTTTGTTGTTTACTCCCTTTTGAACGAGTCTTACTCTGCTTCTTAGGCCACGTTAGTGTGGGGAGTTGACCTACTATACGGGCATGCCCGTAATTCCAAAACCACCCATTTTTTCGGGCGTAGTAAGAACAACATTTGCCTCTTCGGGCGTTGCAAAGTACTCTGTGAACCTATCATAAGGTTCAATACCATATTCAGCCTTACAGACTTTACCGACATACCAACCAGCGGCAGACGCCATCACGATTGGTTCAGAAACTTCCATAGTTTCTCCATACATAGTTACTGTATTGAACTCGATTTCTTTGATTTCTTTTTGTACTTTAAACATAATATATTCTCCCTAAATTAACTAATGTTCCATTTGACTTGAAGTTTTCCAGATTTCAAACAATCTGAAAGATACTTGATGTAATTTGCAGCAGAGGTTTTCTCATCAGAAGCACCTTCTGTAATATTGATGTAGGCACTTTCTAAAGATTCTGCCATGTTTTTTTCTGCAACACCAAAATCCATAATGTATTGACCACCATTTTCAATGTGCATTTTTTTATCTCTCCACTCTTCACCAAACAGTATACTCATTATTGTGTTAACCCCTTCTCATTCATTAAATTTCTAACCATTATTAATCTTTTTTCCAAACCAATCCAAACCTTTTCGTTTGTTTCAAACTGCATCATGTGTGGTAACACACGAGCAAGTCTCTTGATTGATTCTGGCTTATCCTTAATATTCTTTTTTAGAACTGAAACTGAAACCATTTTACTCATTATCCTGCTACTCCGTTTACTTCCCAATTAAACACGGCGATTGCATCATTCCAAAGTGTCATTGCATCTTCATCATTTGCAAAACCTTCTTCACTCGCAAAATCCATTGAAGAACCACCAGCAACATTGTCTGCAATACCTTTTGTCTTTAGGGCATATGCAATCATCTCTGGTGTCTTACCCCATGCAACCAATTCACCACAACCATTACCATACATCTGAATACCACCATTGTGGGCATTGATGTACCTAATAGGATTTTTCTTTTCTGTAGTGTCTTGCATCTCAAAGGTTTTCTCAATTTTTTTCATCATTTAATCTCTCTTTCAATTCATCTTACTTAATTAATATACAACACTTTTTAGGTAAAGTCAACCCCCTTTCTGTAATCCTTGCTCACTAAGGGTTACAGAGTGGCGTGTATTTTAGAGTTTTTAGGATTATTGCGAATCGGGCGAATCACCCTAGACCTACAGTGTAAAATCCACAGTGCCTTGTTTCTCTTATGTTTTTTGATTAATCTCTCTAATTGGTAAATTATCGTATTCATATCTCTACTCCTTTCGTTACCAAAAGTTTTGAGCGTTCCTTCAGCGATGTGCCTACTTCCGTCTGTACGAATAGATGAACGATACAATTATTTATATATTATGTGGTGTCCATTTGATAACATCGTCTACTTTGGGTTTGATATGTCTTGTATCTTTGTAAACTTTGTCTGGAATCCTATAACCTATTGAGACTGCCATTGTATACTCAACATTTGATGGAAAACATTTAGTGTAAGAAACATCAATATCATATTCTAAACAAAGGCCTGTAAAGATTGTGACAAACATACCGATTTCAACATCAACCTCACTTGACGTAACATTTAGTTTACCACCTTTACTTGCAAACAATTCTGATTTCATATGTTCGGTTTCATATACTTCTCTTGGTTGTAACAACAAAACATATGGAGCTTTAAGTTGATGATTGTGATAACAATTAGAGAATGTTGAAAGTTCGTAAAGATTGTCTTTTTCTTTTGTGTGTGTATGGTCAAAAACATGTACACTATATGGCATCATATTTTGTTTTGATGGTGTCAATTCAAAGGTTTTTTCTAGAATTTGTTGGACTAACTCCTTTGAGGGAACTTTATCTGAAAACTTTTTTAACTGTTTTCTTTTACTAAAGATTTCCATATCATCGGCGCTTAAGTTCTAACTCTCTCGCAATCCATGCTTTACCTCTAGTATTTCTTAGTTTCTGTCTAGTTAATGCACGAACTCTTTTGATTGCTTGACCCATAATGTCCTCATCTTTACTATTGTTATCTACAATAACAAAGTTACCTCTAAAAAGGTTTTGAAACTTACCTATATTTCTTTGTACATTATTCCATGAAGTGGTTGCTACTGATGTTGGTACACTTCTTTGTCTTTCTGCATTTCTTTGTAGTGCAACATCTAGTGATGTATTAACAAATATCATAAATGTATCGTATCCTAGAGTTTCTAGTGTTCTTGCCTGTCCAGCGATTTTATCATAATCGTGTCCAGTTCCATCGATCACAAGTCCTAGTCTACCCTCGACATAATTTTCTTGTCTTTGCTTAGTAATTGCTTTAGATCTAGCTCTAATCTTATCTCTAGGTTCTGTTTCTACTTCAGGCATCTTTAGAGAAAGGCCAGCGGCTTTGAGTTTTTTCTCAAATATTTCGTCTGAATTTACAATTTTTAAACCCATACCACCAGTGGTTCTTTTTACAACATAAGATTTACCACTGCCTGGCCCTCCTGCTAAAAAGAATGCTTTAAGTATATTGGGATCGTAAACTCCTTCTTGTAGTTCTTTGTATGATTTCATGTTTAACCTTATCAATAGTTTTCAGCAAGTATTTATCTTCTTCTGAAAGTGGTTCAAGTGTTCTGTCTCTATTTAAGAATTTGGATTTAGTTCTCATATTAGCCTTAGTCTTTACGTTCATGAGTATTTCCCTCTTTTTCTATTATGGTTGAAGCATAACAAATGTTCTATTGATATCCCCCCTTTCTAAGTGTAAAATTGTTTACTTACCAAACCTTGTCTGCCTGTCTCAAAATCATCTACTTCACCTACAATTTTTATAGGTGATTCAAATGAGTCTTTTGCAAGTCTCATTAGGATTGAGTGACTATTAGACATGTTTGAAAATGTGTGTCGTAGTGTGGTTATTAAGTATCTACCTTTGTAATATGGATTGATCTCTTCGCCTGTATGGTTTCTACCTTGAATAGGCATATCAAACTCTACAATATCTCCACACGAAAGATGTGTCTGTCCAACTACTTGTAAGTTAACTGAAGCACCTTGGTTCAACTCCATTAACTTGGATTTTCGTGCCAAAGCAGAATCATGTGATCTGTCGTTTGAGTACAAGAAACCTTCTCCATACTTTGCACCTTCTTGTATGTAAGATGCATCTATATTTATATCATTTGGATGTGCTGAAATAGGCGTAATCATAATTCTTGCATCTGGAAAATCACTTATTTTATTATCCCCATCAATTTTAGAATCTGGAAAAATTGGATTGTCTTTAGAAGAACTACCATTAATTCTTTTGTGTTTCTTAAAGTCATCTATATAATTAAAAGTCTGTTTGTTATATTTCTTTTGGAATATATCGTGTTGTATTAATGTGCCTGCCATCATACCATTTCTATAACTAGTTACAGTATCAGAAATTGCACCTTGTTCAAAACTAGTAACTCTTTTTAATTCTTTTTCGATATTGGGTTGTTTTGAATCATTAGCGTTATTTTGAGTACCAGCTTCAGCAGAGAAAAAAGATTGTTTTATATCTTGGGAATACATACTCTGTAGACTTCTAAAATGTATGCCTTTAGTATTTTCGTAGAACAAATAGTGTGGTGAATTATCTTCTTGGGATATTGTTTCACCAGCAAGTCTCTGTAAAAAATCATAAGGCCTTCGATTAGGAACTACTACGTTTCTGATACCCATAGATGGTTCGATAAAAAGATCTCTTTTTGTTCTTATTTCATCCCTTAATACTTTTTCTGCAATCTCTGAACAAGTTCCAGTGTATGAACTAGATACTCTTATCCTTTGGTTTCTTAGTGCATCTTTTGTTATGACTGATATTTCTGTCATATTTGCTTTACCACCCATCTCTTGCTTAGTACCTATTCTGTATACTATAAGTGGTGAGTTTGTAAAATCAATATTCTGTCCAGCACCATCTAGTCCTGGCGTAGTAATTTTCAAAGTAACATAATCGTGGCCAGTAACAGGCAGATTTAAGTCTAGTGCATTAGTATCGTTAATCATGATACTTCCAGACATTTGTTTTTCAAAAATGTTCTCAAACAAATCCACAGATATAATCAATTTACTTATATCTGTTTTATTACCACTAGAAGTATGTAAGACACACTGTTCAACTTTAAATTCACCAGCAAAATTAATTCCAGCCATTATATCACCGATTCTTTTATCTTTGTTTTAAATTCATCTACAAAATCTGGCACATATTTGGGATCTAGTAATCTAATACTACGTTTACTATCTTCAAGTCTCTCTTCATACTGAAAATTAGTTATAGGTGTTGCATTAGGATATGTAACCAAATCATTTACCTCAATCTTTGTTGTAGTGTCACCAGAAGTTTGTGCTATTTCATAGTGATGTATACCACTTGGATTTGTATACTTATCATTTACATATGCTTGAAATTGTGGGGTAGTCATAGGCCATCCATGATATCTATCTGTAACATTATTAATCAATAAAATAACCCAATGTAACTCTGGGTCATCATAAAATTTATCAGCAAGAATTTCTGGTGTATCACCCTCTTTGATATCATATGTGTCAAACATTGCTGTGTTAGTAGATACCTTTGACCTTATAGCAACTCTTCTTAACAGATTAGTTACATCTTTTAAATTACCATTACCTTCATTGTCATACGGTATTACTGGAAATGAATTAAAATACATTTGATCTCCTAAACTGCAAAACTCTCACCACACCCACACGATGCAGTAGCATTTGGATTAATAACTTTTAAATAAGAACCACCCAACTCTTTTACATAATCTACAGTACATCCTATGACAAACATTTCTGCTACTGGGTCAAGGACTAAACAATCCTCATATGGTTTACTCCATTTTACATCAGGCCAGTTTTTCTTATAATCCCAGACATATTGGAAGCCAGAACAACCACCACCATTGACTCCAAGGGTGATGTAGTCATCATTTCTAATACTATTTAAATATTCTTTTGCATTATCTGTAAGTTGTATCATTAGAATCCTTCGTGTACTCTTTCTCTAGTAATAAGTTCTAGTTCTCTAAAACTTAGTGTAATACTTGTCTCAACTGGTGGAGCACCATCCTCTTTTGCAGTAAATGTTTTATATCTACTTCCACCTTGTGTTACTTGTAAATCTTCTAATACGCATGTAGATATTTTATGTAGGTAATCGTTTTCTTTACCATTGTACATATACTCTATGTCAAATGTATTAGGCATTATCATCTCTCGCCCGTTTCTAACACCATCTTTAAACTCTGGCAACATGTTTGATTTAAAAGCAAATATAATTTTGCGTATTTCATCTGATTCTCTGTCATTTCTTGGTATCATCTTAAATGTATATGAGAATGCTCTTTTATCAATACCTTTAAATGCAAGTTCCATTCTGTCTGACTGAATATATCCTTCTGCAATCTCAAACGCTTCTCTTGCACCAGACATGCCAGGCAATGCACCTACCATCGAAAGTGTAGTACCTTTTATACCCTCTTTTAATGCTTGTCCACCTCTATCAACTGCCACTTTCATAGCATTTTCTACACCCCTTCCAGCCATAACAGCAGAATATACATCCATTGCAGCTCCAACTCCACCACCGATTGGGGTATCGGAATACTGTGACTTATATGATACTTGTACTTGTGGGGGCATATACAATGCAATTGCTGTATCTAATCTTGTTGTTGGGGGTCTCTTCAAAAATACTGTAGAACCAGAAGCTTTTGGTTTGATGTTTCGGTTTGGAGGCCCACCAGTAGCAGTAATTGGCATATCAGAGTGTACTTGTTTCTGTAATTCATTTGATTGTTTTGTATCGGTTTTACCAGAACCATCTGGTAGCATTTCCTTAATATATGCTGGAATATTTCTGTTCTTCTCTTCTCTCTCCATTTGAGCCGTACCAGATTCTGCCTCTCCAAATTTCAATTTAGCATTTGACTGTTGGTTGACATAAAAAATCATGTAGTGTCCATGATTACCAAGCCCAGGCGCTGCTGTAACATCTATTGGAAATGAATACATGTTTGGTGATTTTGCTTTTCGGTTTAGTCCAGCGAAATCAGAACTATCTCCACCTCTACCAGATAAAATACCAGCAAGGCCTGGCAAATTACCAGATACTTTTCGTAATGTTTTTTTAACAGTTGAAACTGCTCTTGATCTACTAAAATCTATTGCCATAGTTACCCCTAAATAATACGGAAGGTTATAACTATTTATAATGGCTTATAAAGGTAAATACAAACTAAAGAATACCCACAAGTATATTGGTGATCCCATGAATGTAATATACCGTTCACTTTGGGAGCGTAAGTTCATGGTGTATGCCGATAATAGTGATAACATTCTAGAGTGGGGAAGTGAAGAACATATAATTCCATATGTATCTCCGTGGGATGGAAGAAGGCATAGATATTTCCCAGATTTTTATATAAAAGCAAAACAGCACGATGGTTCTATTAAGAAGTTTATTATTGAAATTAAACCAAAAGTTCAATGTAGTCCACCAGAAAAGAAACCCAGCAGAAAGACAAAGGCGTGGTATAATAAAGTAAAAACATGGGGTATCAATCAGGCAAAGTGGAAATATGCAAATGAATATTGTCTGGATAGAAATTGGGAATTTAAAATACTAACAGAAGATCATCTAGGAATAAGGTATAAATAGTAGTATGTATGAATATAGAAGGAAATTAGATGGCAGTTTCTAAGTATATCAAAGCAGTTCAAGCTGCGGCAAAAGGCCGTCCAAAGTCTACTGAATGGTATAGAGAAAAAATAAAAGAGTTTGGCACACCAACATCTCTGGACTTAATCAGAGATGGTAAAAGGTCAACCAAACCACACTTTGGTAGACTGAACATGTTTATCTACTCACCAAGGGATGCCAAGAAGTTACCCTACTATGATACTTTTCCTCTAGTCTTACCGTTAGAACAATATAACGATGGGTTTTTAGGTATCAACTTTCACTATCTACCTATACCTCTAAGAATGAGATTACTTGATAGGATTGTAGATTTTAGTAGTAATACACAATTTGATGAAAACACAGTATTAAATGTCACATATAACAAGGTAAAATCTATAAGATTAATTCGTCCTACTATACATAAATACTTAGCAGGATATACAAGAAGTCAATTCAGAAGAATTGATGCAGATGAATTAACTATAGCAACTTTACTGCCGGTGCAAAGATTCAAGAAAGCATCAGCAGACGCTGTTTGGTCAGATTCAAGAAAGATGGTATAATGAGTATTGCAAAAGATATACTAAGACAATTAGGTGTAGTAAGTGATGACATTGAAAGCGCAGCCGCTGGGTTTCGTAATGACGGTGTTGCACAACCTAATAAGTTTGAAGTTATTCTATCTTGTCCAACTGGAACTAGAGGTTCACAAAGAGGTAATGCATTAGACAATGTATTTTCTCTTCTCATGGGGAAAGTTAATAGTGACGGAACAGCAAGAGCAACTGGATTAAGATGTTCACAGATATCCTTCCCAGGCAGGACTCTTGATACTGAAGCAGACACAAACATATATGGCCCAACAAGAGAAATTGTCCAAGGTTATAGTTATCCAGAAATAACAGGCACTTTTCAATGTGGCCCAGATATGAAAGAAAAACAATTATTTGAGAGTTGGCAGAGACTCGCATATAACCCACAGACTTGGTCTATGGGATACTACGATGACTACGTTGGTAGTGTTACTATATACCAGTTAAACAATTTGAACGCCAGAACATATGGCATTGAATTAGTTGAAGCGTTTCCAAAACAAATCGCAGAACAAAGTTTGGATTACGCTCAAAATGACTCCTTTCATACTATAGGTGTAACATTCTCTTATAGATATTGGAAGTCTTTAAATTCTGAAAGTTCATTGCCTGCACCAATAGAAGAAATGCTTGAATCAATTGGTGTTGACACGGTGAGAAGGACGAATTTGAAAAACGTAGCATTTACAAGAAGATAATTAATAAAGGATGAATAATTATGGCACTACCAAGACTAGATACCCCTACCTATGAAATAACAATTCCTAGTACAGGCGAAACAACAAAATACCGTCCATTCTTAGTCAAAGAACAAAAGGTTCTTATGATGGCACAAGAGAGTGACGATATAGCAAACATAGCAAATACAATTAGTGAATTAGTATCATCATGTACAAACGGACAAGTTGATGCAATAGCATCACCAGTATTTGATATAGAATATTTGTTTATGAAAATTAGAGCAAAATCGGTTGGTGAGACAGCAAAACTAATTGTAACTTGCCCAGATGATAATGAAACAAAAGTTCCGATTGAGATAAAATTAGATCAAATTGAAACTCAAATGTTTGATGATCACACAAATCAAATTAATATAACAGATACAATTAAAATCATAATGCGATATCCTACATTAAAGGATTATGCACAATACTCAACACAGAAAGATGCATCTATGATGTTTGAGATGATTAATCATTGTATTGCAGAAATACATTATGATGATAAGATTTACAATAGAGCTGATACATCAGAAAAAGACATACAAGAGTTTGTAGATCAAATGAATACTGAACAATTTCAAAATGTAGTAAGCTTCTTTGAAACTATGCCTAGACTTAGACATGAGATACAAGTAACAAATCCAAAAACTAAAGTTGAGTCTACGGTGCTGTTGGAGGGGCTGCAAAGTTTTTTAGGGTAATCCTTTCTCATGATACGCTAGAAAACTATTACAAAATGAATTTTTCTATGATGCAACATCATAGTTATAGTTTGACAGAGTTAGAAGAAATGTTACCTTGGGAAAGGGAAATATATACGGCATTACTCTCTGAATGGATTAAAAAAGAGAATGAAAGAATAGAAAGAGAGAATCAAAGGAATAAATAGATATAAAGGAAAATAAAATGGAAGTTAGAATTATAGGGGGAAGTGATGAAGACCCCTCTAGTAGAACAGTTAAGGAAATGGGTGTTTAGGGCATATATAGTTTGGAGTATATGTGCTGACATTGCTTTACTTAGCGGCATAATCTATCTTATCATTACCTAACGAGAGGAAAATAAATGCCAGAAGAAATTAAAAAAGCAGGATATCACCCAGCAGATAGTAACGGTGATGGTAGTGTTAGTGTAGACGAACAAAGAATGTATCTGGAATTTAAAAGAAAAGAATTAGAGGATGCTGATTCGAGGCGTGATGCAATGAGATATATGACATGGTTTGCTTTGATGGGTATATTCAACTATCCAGCGGCGGTTTTGATTACAGCAATGTTAGGTTATGATACAGCGGCGAATATTATCGGAGATATTGCTCCGACTTACTTCGTTGCCACTTCAGCAATTGTTGCCGCATACTTTGGTGCAAATGCATACGCTGATAAAAAGAAATAGGAAAGTAAATGAGTGATATAAACCAAACTATTAATAATCCATATGAAGATGGGAGTGAAGCAGATAGAATTGCTGTAGATTTTAACGAGGAAGGTTTCGTTAAAAATATTACAATTGATGGAGAAGCAGAAGGTATGGGTGATGTTCAGGCTGGTATAGAGTTTATATATCACATGAGAGAACATCTTCTTGATGTAAGTATTGCAACAGTATATTTATTTACTTGTTATGCAATCTATCTATGGTTAAAAAAGGTAATTAAGTAATGTCTGATAAATTTGATCCACAAATAATTGCAGAACTAAAGAAGCAAAACGAAACTCTAAAAGAAAATGTTAAAGCGCAAAAGCAAACAGACATAGAAGCAAAAAAATATAGTAAAGAACAAGTCGCAGAGATTAGAGAACTTGCATCTTCTAACAAAAAAGGTGTATCTAAAGCTGCAAAAGAACAAGCTGCAAATGACATAAAACAACTAGATAATCAGGCAAAACTTCTTGGGATATCAGCAGAAGAATTAACTGCTAGACAAAGAGAAAAAGATGATATTGAACAACAAAAAGTCGCACTACAAGAAATGAAAGATGCAATAACAGCTGCTGGTGGTAATGCAGATGAGAATCTAGAACTACAGAGAGAACAGGCAAACATTGCAAAGCAAGAGGCACGATTAGAGAAAAAGAATAAACTAGGTATCGCTGGTAGAATGAAAGAAGAAGCAAAATCTAGAGCATTATCTATGGCAGCAACACTCAAATCTCTAACTAGTTTAGAGGGTATCAAAGATGGTTTAGCAAATATGGGTGGTGGTGTTATAGATATGGCAAAAAAAGGTGGTGGTGGATTATTGGATATGGTTAAGAAAGGCGCATTAGCGCTTCTACTTCCAGCAATATTTGCATTTGTTAATAGTAAATACTTTGACCAACTAAAAACCTTTTTAATAGACAAAGTGATACCAGCAGTTATGAAACTTGTTAAGGTATTCAAAGAAGATATTCTTCCAGTAATTATGAAAATAGTAGATTTTTTTGCAAAAGAAATATACCCAATAGTTGAGGATGTATTCCTTAAACAATGGGAAAACATTAAACAGTTATTTTCATCTATAGGTGATGCATTTAAATTGTTCCAAAAAGGCGATATTCTTGGTGGTATTAAAAAACTTTTTGGTGGGATTGGAAAGTTTCTACTAAAAACTCTAGACAATGTAATTACTGGTGTTTTCAATATAATCGGTAAAATATTTGGATTTGAAGGAACAGAATCTATAGGTGGATCTATCAGTAAATTTTTTAGTGACATATACGGCAATATCACTGGGTTCATATCCAAAACTTGGAATGGTATAAAAGACGGCGCAAAAAATGTATTTAAGAGTGTCACTGGTGTTTTTTCATCAGCGTTTAGTTTTGCAAAAGATAAGGTAACTGCTGGTTGGAATGGTATTACTAGTTTTGTTAGTGATAAGTTTAAGAACATTATAGGATTCTTCAAAGATTTGTTTACATTTAAACCAGGCGATAGTTTTGCCACTAAGTTTTTAGATATAATCCTACTACCTTATAATCTTGCAATAAACTTCTTTAGAGATATATTTGGTTTTGGTAAAGATGAACAAGGTAAAACAACACCTTTTAGTATGGGTAAATTTATTATGGGTATTGTTAATAAAGCTATAGATTTTGTAAAAGGTTTATTTGACTTTAAAGTTCCTAGTATGGGTAAACTAGTTGGTGATGCTGGTAATATGATAGGTAATCTTCTAAAGTCTATTCTACCACCCCCAGATTTCTTATCTTTTGATTTACCATCTATGACTTTATTTGGTAAAAAGTTTGGTGGTGGTGCAGTTAACCTTAACCCTATACCAGATGCAGTTTATAAGTTTGCTGGATTAGATCCAGCAACAGGCTTAGATTTAGTTAATAATGCAAATGCAGTTGAGGCAGGATCAATTGATCCAGTTGCAGAGGCAGAAAAGAAAAAGTTTATTACTGGTTCAGAACAATTGTCAAATCAAAGAGGTACAACAAATACCACTACAGTTATAGATATGACAGATAAATCAGATAAATCGGATAAGCGTACCACCTACACAGGCCAGTCGTTAATGCATAATAACAACTCGCCTGCTGCTGCAGATGGTTTCTTTTAATTAATTACCAGCCAATTTTTCAAAGTATGACATAGTATCATCATCTTCTTCATTGGTAGTATCAGGCGCTGATACTGGTGTAGTATCAACAACTGGTGCTACTGGTTCGTCCATAATGGCTTCTGCTGTTTTAGTAACTACCATTCCAGACAAAACAATATCTAGACGAGTTTTAAGTTCGTCATAAGACTTGAAGTTAGATGGAGCAAGAAACTCTTGTAAGTCATATTGACTAGAAAAGATTTCTTCCAACTTATCATCTTCTGCAAGTTTAGATGGTTCAGCGAACTCTGATTTATCATAGTTCCAGTAACCGTCTACCTTACGAATCTTCAATTTAAAGTCAGCACCTTCATCCAAATCAAAAGCGTTTAAAGGTTTCTCATCTTCAAATGCTGGTGTTGCAGCTTCAGAAATCTTATCCCAAATCTTTTTACCATATCTGAACAAGAAAACTTTACCTTCGTTCTCTGGATGTTTAGGATCACTTACTACATAGATATTTGAGTAGTAAGATAACTTCCTCTTTTGTTTACGGGCAAGTTCCTTATCGGACTCTACACCACTATTCCACAATGCAGTATTATGTTCTGACACTGGGTCTTTACCGCCAGGCAGAGTAGTAAGAGAGTTCTCAATAAACCACTGTCCAGTAGGCCCTTGGAAAGCATGTGAATATAACTTCACCCATGATTTCTCAATTTGTGCCGCAGGCAAGAAACGAATAACAGCGTAACCATTACCAGTTTTATCCAACTCTGGTTTCCACATTCTTTCGTCTACATATGATTTTTTTTGAACTTGTGGTTCATCAGCTTCTTTGATTGCACCAAGTAGTTTGTCCAAGGATTTGGACTTTCTATATTCTTCTAAAGACATTTTATACTCCTTTTTCGTATGTTTCGTATGTCATTGTTTTCTGATTTACGCCTAGGGTTTCATCCTTGTCACCAATCTTGTAAAACATGACGTTAGGAAATTCCTTGACTATCGTGTTATACTGATTATTCCAATTAATTGGATTAAAACCTTTAGCACTTTCGGATACATAATTCTTTGTACCCTTATACATGTTATTTATAGGTTTGCTGTAATCACTTCCATCAAACCCTACCATGTATATTTCTGTAGCACCTTGTTGACATGCAAGATGAATAGCAGTATTTCCAGTAGACCACCCTTTCGGATATTCTATATTTTGTACTCTATCTTCCCCTACATGTGTTATGTACAATCCCACATTATAAGATAATTTATTATATAAATCTGTCTCATCCATATGTGGGTTTAGTGCCATAATTTCTTTTACTGTTTCTTTTACAGATTCTTTTGTTTTACCTTGAACGACACACCCCCTTTGTTCAGGCATTTCTTTTGTTTCATATACATTACCATCACCCCAACCCATAATCAATGATTCAGGCCCGAACTCTGGTGGTAATATATCCCAATCTGTAAAGTGACATTTATTGTCCTTTACATAACCACTTTCATATATTTCTTGTTGCATATTATAGTCTACTGACACTAAATTGTCAACAACAAAATCACGATAAATGGCATTACATCCCCAAGTCACTATGTATGGACTTAAAGGTAAAAACTTTCTTGATTCACCATTACCGTAAATTAGATGTTTCATTTAGACATCTTTCTTGCAATAGTAGAGTCTGACTTAGTACCTTGTACCTCATACTCCGCTGTTTCGTTATTAAAGAATCTTTCTTCTTTTTCAAACTTTAGTTTATAATGATCTCTATCAGATAAGTTTGCAAGTATATTAAATGCAAGACTTACTCTTTTATGATCTGTGTTATTCTTTCCAAACCCATGATACAAGTATGAGTTAAACATAATCAATGAACCCTTAGTACATGGGAAAGCAAGTTGATTTGTAAAGTTTGGATTTGTTCTATTGTAATGTTTTCTTAAAGACATAAATGGGTCGGTATTGAAAGAAACCTTCTCAAAAGTTAATGGTGGTTGATTAGGATGACTGTCAAAGTAATATACACCACTGATTATAGAATTACCGTGGTTATGCATATTCTGTGAACTGCCTGGATTTGCTTCGTTAATCCAACTTTCATGTATCCAAAATTCATCATATGCAATATTCATTACGTTATCTAAGTAATCTTTTACACATTCTTCAAACCAAACTTTCAAATCTTGCATCTCTGGTCGATTTACAATATTAGGAAGTTCATCACCAAACTGTGTTGTGTTTGGATTATTACCACCTTGTGTATTGAACTTAAAGTCACTTTTGTAAACAGGCGGATTAGGATTTTGATAAATCTTAATCACACCCATTGGAAAGATTGGAATACCGTTATCCATATTTACACCACTATACCACTTACTACTTCTGTATATGCTTTATTTATATCTGCATTACATGGTGTAAGTAATACTACACCCCCAGCACGAAAGACAGCGCTTTTAGCGTTCTCTTCGCCTGTCATACAGACACCCCTTGCAAATCCCATTTTACCTTCTTTGGTATTTACAATCATTTTTGGATTATCAATGTGAACACCAGTTTCATCATTCTTATCCAATCGACCAATAAATTCACCAGCGTTAGTCAACACTGTAACTAGGTCACCTTTTTTCATATTGTTTCCTCTTTGATATATGTGGTTTACGAACAGAGAGATCTGAAATTCTCTCTACTAATTCTTTGTTTTTAACAACTAACTCAGCGTTGTTAAATTCCAAATTTTTAATACGGGCTTGGAGACCCTCTACTTTAGATTCAAAAAAACCTTCACTTCGTACTGACATAATTTAATTCCTTCTAATGCCTGTTTCATTTTAATATACTGATATTAACATAAATATTACCCATTGTCAACACTTAATTTAATATTTTGTAATATTTTTCCCACTCTGGTACATAATCTAATAGACAAGTTCCTCTTGCTTTATCTCTAGATTTAACGTGGCTCATGAGTGCGATTGTACCGTTGTGATCCCACTCAGCCTGTTCTAAAAATCTAATTACTTTTTTTACTTCATCGTGCTTTCCATTTTCATATAGTGTATCCAGATAACAATCCCTTACCTCTGGTGGTATTGATTCAATTCTGTATACATTGTTAACCACTGGACTAAAATTGATATAATGAAACTCTTCACACAACTGATGAACCTTTCCAGCATTTAGTGCATTTATAGTTGCGGCCATGTATGTCTGGATATGTGGAGATTTTTGTAGTTTCTTTATGTTAACATTTACTACATCCCAATCTGAAAGGTATCTAATATAATTATTAAAGTCGCCTACACCATCAACCGAAACATTCACTATAACTCTACGAAACCTTTTTGTCTCCTCTATAAACCTATCTACATTCTGTGTACCATTTGTAATGACACGAACTATCTTTCTATCAGAAACTACAGACAATATATCATAGATATTATCACCTATGAGTGGTTCGCCACCAGTAAACTTAATCTCTTCTGCATTTTCAATTATATGTTTCAAATCTTTAGCAAACTGTGGATTAATCTTTGCTCGTTTAACCCTCTTTTTAGTTTCTCCTAGTTCAATTGCCTCTTTATTAAATTGAGATGAATTACCAGATGAACAAAAGTTACACCGTAAGTTACATATATTTCCTCTTACACCATTCACAATAGCAGTATGCCAAAATGTAGGTTTAGAATCTGTCTCAATTATTTTTTCTAATTCTTCTTTCTTATGGGCAAATTCATTTTGATCATTAAACCTAGATAGGTAAAACTGTCTGTGAGAGCGAGAACCAGCTTTTTCTTGTTTCTTACACACTCCACAAATATCGTTAATAAATTCTTTATCATCATTATTCTTTAGTGCTGATCTCCATCTTACGTTTTGTGGAGCATTATAATAGTCATCAAAAGTATCTTTAGAGGAATTAAAGGTTTTAAGATTGTACTTATCTTGCATATCTTTTTTATTAACAGCAGTCGTAGCACAACAACCTCGTATATCGCCAGGCGCCGAAAACATCAAATTAGTAAACGGTTCTGGACATATCCAATCGTATTCCTCTAGTTTCTTCATATAGGTAATTTTGCATGTTTTGGTAAGAAATGTAAATCTCTTGCATTTGCTTCAATCTTCTCTTTTAATCCTTTACTAATTAAACGCCCAACTGTATCAGGCTCAACTTCATTTTTTTCACAATAATCCAAGACAGCATCCATGTGAGAAATCTTTTTCTCTTTTGCAATAGACTCTATTTTCATAGAAAATGTCTTAGAATTTTGTTTAAATTTTATCATTCGTGTTCTCCACCATATGGGTCTTTTATTCGTTTACCATTGACCCAAATATATCTGGCACGACTTGGGGTATGATACCCCCTTTTAATAAAAAAACTTGGTTTACGTTTTGCAGTTTCAAAAGTTGCAACTGTTATTGTGATTGCAGCCAAAATGATAATATGTGCAATAGTAGTAACACCAAAAATCCACATACTAGTAAAGTATGAACTGAAAGCAATACACCACATCCATGCTAATACTTGCATAATCATATGGCGTGTATTTGTATCTGGAATATGTCTTAGTGGATTTCTTTCGTAGTTCATAACAACATTCCAAGTATCATATATAAATTTTCTCATATCAACCTCAAATAAAAAATGGAGGCAGGACTATTTTAGTTCCCTTCAGGCATCCAGCGCGCCCTGCCATTGTGGAATAATACGGCCATTTACTTCGAGTCTACCTTGCACTTCTTGGTAGTCCATTCCACGTCGCCGATACAGTACATCATAGCTACTGATGCACATTCAAATAGTATCGCCTGCGAATCCTCGTTTTACAGAGGAAACAGTGGTAGGTTTCTGTTGCTAAGTACCTACCGAACTCCATGAGATTAAGCAGCTAGTGCGAAATCCTCGATTGCAAAATTATCGTTTGCATTTGTAGTCTTGACCAATTACGGAGTCAACCGACAATTCTCCTCTTGTCTATCTCTGTTAGTCGATCCTATTTCGCCCCCATTATAAGCACACTAACTGTGTACTGTGTTTATGGTGGAGGCGATGGGTACTGCCCCCATGTCCTACCCAGCATTTAACTCGTATCAACGAATTGTAGTTATATTTATAACATATCTATAACCCTTTGTCAAGAGAAATCTCTATTTTTGCCGTACTTTCTTTTGGTGTATGCATTTTCATCCCATAACCAGACCCTAAAAGACAAGCATAGCCTGTTGTATGATGTAATTCAATTAAAGTAAATCCACTAGATTCTGGATTCATTGACCACATAATCTGTATGGGTAAAGTTACACCGTTTTGTGTTACCAAATATGCATCTCCACTGATAAAAGGTATTTCACCATTTTTATCTTTTAAAAGAGCAACCATATCTGGTATTGATCTACATGTCATTGGTCGCATTATAACAAATTCGTTTGGTGGCGCTTCTTCTGGTATTATTAGTTTTTCGTCCTCATCATTTGGTTCATAAAGAGGACTTTCTGTTACATCACAACATGGAGGTTCTTGATTCGGTTCAATAGCATATACTGTAGTAGTTAGAGCAATACCGATAAGAAAACTAAGCAGTAAGTTTTTCACTTTCTTGTTCCTTTAAGTTAAAGATGCTAACTGCTTCTTCTAATAAAGGCAAATACTCTGTCTTATCCTTTATAAACTCTTGAACAGTTCCATCTTCTGTTACAACAAGTATAACCACTTGATTTATGGGTTGACTTGTTCGTTCTTCAAACATCTCTGCATATGCAGAACCTTGAATGTAGTAGTTTTCATTCCAATCATCATTACGTTCTCTTCGTGATGTCTTGAAATCAATAATAGATAGGACTCCATCGTATTCTGCAATACAATCTACTCGCCCTGCCACTTTATATTTATCGGAATAAAGGCCACACTCTTGCGACCTAATCATATCAATTTTGCATAACAGTTGTGCAGATAACTCTTTAAATAAACAATATGGAAGAAAATCTTTTTTATGTTTATCTTCATCAAAGTTATTGTTTAAATAATCCTCACACATTTGATGGACTTTTGTACCACGACTAGCAGCAGTTCGCATAACATGATTAGCAACATCGTTACCAACCCTTTTACGCCACTGAAATAATCCTTCTGCTTTCCGTCCATTGAGAACAGTAGTAATAGAGGGATACTTATTGCCCTCTGGCGTAAGATAAAATCTCTTACCACTGATATTTTTTGTAGTAACTTCTGGTAATACTACCGTTTCATGCTTAAACATAATGTATCCTTCTTTAATTATATAACTTACAGTATATCACAAATCAACACAATTGTCAAGTATCAATTTGCCTCATTCTATCTACTAATCTATCTGCCCTTTTAGTCACTTGTCTATACCATCTGCTGTCAACCATTTCGTCTGCGGCCCGTTCCCAATCTCTCGCATCTACTCCTGCCTTCATACCTTTAAATTTAGACAATCTTGGGTAGCCCATATTGAACATCATATTGGCAATAATTTGTTTTGCTTCCTCTGGTAGATCATCAAAATCTTCATACAAAGATTCGCAATCACCGATAACAGTTTTTAAATCTGATTCAAAACATTCAATAACTCTTTCTTCTGAAACTGGTGTTCCAACTTCAGCACCATATTCTGGGTCACTGTTTAGGACTAAATGCCCAATACCAAAAGTGGCCAATCCTAAATGGTCAAGATATACTTCGTGTTTTATACCTTCATCTATTTCTAACTGTTTTCTCAACTTGATTATATCCATTTTAACTCCTTAAGCTGCAAGTGGTTGTTTTGGGTCAACATCTAAATGTTTACCCCACTCTGCATAGTAATGTCTCATACCCACTTCATCGTGAATAGTACGGTTTTCATGTCTACCATGTAATATATTTCTTGTTTCTGTACCCTCTCGCATTGTAGTTCCTTGTCCAGCAACTCCAATCAAATCTTCATGAAGGTTACGTCCAAATGGCCCCCAAATAGAATTGTGATGATTAATACGAGTCATTCTTTCTTCTTTAGTATCTTTCTTTAATCCATAACCACGAAATTCAATCAATACCTTATTAGGGCCTAGAGGTGTTACTGTATCTGAACGATATGCACTTCCCCTTAGATTAAAGTTGTAGCCTGGAAATAGGTCAACCATATACCATTGGTTTGGTGGTAGATTAGGAAAGGACAATTCACCCCTATCCTCAAACCCAGCATACTCTTCATAGTTAACTGTAAAACTACTGACATTCACATGACCATTATCAAACGGAATGTTTTTACGAGCAAAGTACTCATCATTGAATCCAGATACACGATTAAAATAATGCATGAAGTCATGATAAAACTCACTGTTAGTATCATGCCATAATTTATAGTTGGTATCAATCACTGCCTTGTGGTAATGAAAGACTTCCATCTCTTCTGTATCAATAGCATCTGCAATACAATCAAATGCACCAGCAGTCCACTCATCCACACTTTGTGTAGGATTAGGGTCAAGTGTTACCCACACCATACCACCATGTTTAACTTCACAGTGTAGTTGTGGTTCAACTGTTACGATTGGTGCAGCTACTGTGCCAGAGGGGAAATTGAATCCATAATTACGATATGCTTTAACACCGTCTTTGGTATTCACTGCCATCACATTTTGACCAGCAATCTGTGATGTTCTATAGTTACCTTCATTATACATCTCACTGATATGACACATCGGCACCCACACTTTAGAGAAAATGTGTTCTTGTTCCTTTTCAAATATCTCATAATTGTTATAACACTCGCTAGAAATATATTCTACTTTAGGCGTTTTAGTCCAATTCTGATGATTGCGTGGCGGCATTGGTTTACTCCATTCCTATCCCTAGTTTGGTTTTTTGTATCAAGTAGTTTCTTACAAACCCACTTCGTACAATATCACCGATTGTAAATTCTGTGCAACTAAATTCTTTCATTTCCTCTGCGATTCTTAGAAAATCCCAAAGTCCGTTTTTCTCATTTGTTCTTACTAAATCACTTTGTGTAAAGTCTCCACAAAATGCAATCTTGGAGTCTTGTCCAAGTCTAGTTGTAATCGTATCTAACTCATGAAAATTTAAATTCTGACATTCATCGACTATAATAAGAGCATTATCAAATGTTAATCCTCGTAGAAAAGATGTTGATAAGAAAAACAATGTTCCTTGTGCTTTCAATCTTTCATACAAATTCGTAAAGGATTGTTCGTTAGGCATTTCAAACATAAACTGAACCATGTTAGAATATGGAACTTGATACAATGCAGACTTATCATCTTCATCGCCTGGCAAAAAACCTATCTCTCTTGTTGGTATAAGTGATCTTACTATAATAACCTTATCAATCTTTGATGTGTTATCTAATGCTTCTCTTAATCCATTATACAAAGAAATAAATGTCTTTCCAGTTCCTGCTGCTCCATATAAAAACTGACTTGCACCAGTTTTCCAACTTTCAAAAACCAATTTTTGATTATCTGTTGCTGGTTTAATAGCAACCATATTTTTACTTGTTATTTCTAATTTCTTACTCATTTTTTACTCCACTTTGCATAGTATCTCAAACCTTTTAATTTAGTGGGATAATTAATACCACTCTCTTCTTTAAAATCTAATAGTTCAAATCCATACTTATCTACAAAATATTTATTATAGTTCCAATCCCAAGGAAAAAAACTTAAAGATTTTTCCTCTTCTGGTAGTCTATTAATTTTATTGTATCTAATATTTCTTTGTTCAAAAGCATCCTTAAAGTTGGGATTATCTCCCATTGATTGTCGCCAAAAAATAATATCACCACTTTTAGTTATTTCACTTAAATGTTTTATTTGTAATTCTACATAAGTTTCATCATAAAAATTTAAACTTCCTAATGCTAAAAATATATCAAAATTTTTGTGTGGTATATAATCTTCAAATGATATCATTTCATCAGCTTCTTTATTATATGGATCTATCCCATATAAGTTTTTACAGTGTGGTTTAAATAAATTATAACCACAACCAATATCTAATATGTGAGCATCCTTATCAAACTCCTCTAATAACTTCCAACCAGTGTAAGTATACTTGTTATAATCTGGCACTTTTTTTTGTAAAAATGGCATTACTTATATGTATGTCTACCACCAATGGTTTCTGTTTTGTTTAAGTTGTGTTTAGTCGATACATTCACTGTGGCTCCAGTTCTTTTCTGAATGACACCTCTTGCCTTTTTCTTAGCATTTGTTTCACCACTACCATATCTATCTGCAAGTGGTGAGTTTGGATGTGCTTCTGCAATCCTAGACATGTTCTCTTTGAAACCGTCATCTACCTTATGTGTTTTCCCCTCAACACCACCTACAATTGCAACAGGCACCAGAACTTGTCTTATATCTGGGTTCTCTTCTAAATATTTTTCTTTCTCTGCAATAGTCATAAAGTCTGTCCAGAGTTCCATCTGGTCTCCATGACATTCTTCTCTTTTAAATGTATATGTCGGCATAATTTTCTCCCATGTTTATATATGTGTCCATCGCCACACATATCTAGGATTCTTTATCAAATCCTCATCATCTTGACACATTCCTATACTTTC